GCCCCTCTGGGTGACGCTTACGCGCTCACCCATTCACCCCGCTTTTTACCGCTTCCTGCAAGGCGGGGCGAACCGTCCCAAAGCGAGGACGCGAGCGAAATGCGGCCACCCGCGCACGGGAGGCCGCAGTAGCCGCCAGCATCGAGAAGGCCGGAACGCCAAGGCGCGGACAGGCCCGCACCACCGGGGGAAGCGAAAGCCGCCCGCACATAGGTGGAATCACTGCCGCCGAATTTAACAGGGTTCATGGATTCAGCAGACAGCTTGTTCAGTGCGCGGATATAGTTCCAACTCCATTTGTTGGCGTTGGGGAGATCGAACGAACTGGTTTTCTCATAGTTCGCCGTGATGCTGCCCGCCTGTTTCTCGGAATCACGGCAGGAATAGACATCATAGTGCCAGTGATCGTCAACAAGACTTGCCTGCCACAGCGGGTCAAGCTGTTCGGTATAGTTGCCGATCTGCATTTCAACGCCTGCCACGCGGTAGGGGTATTTACCGTTCGTCAGATTGCCCATGCACCCATCACTGTGACCGGGCAGACATTCCGTCGTGCCGGACGGCCACGGCATGGTAGACAGTAGCATAGTGGTGGTCGGGGAAATGGCATCGGTCAAATCCAGATTCACAATGCCGTATTCCACGCCGCCGATAACCTCGGACGTAACACTGACGACCTTTGCCCAGTTCAGAACATTGTGGTTGTAGGCGCTGTTGCGGTCAGTGTTGGGGCTGGTTTCGCCGCTGCGCTCACCCAAGCATACGCCGGAACCAGGCAGGATGTTTGCGGCCTGCGCCGTAGTCAGCACAACGCGCTTGACGTTCGCTTCGGCCACGGCGGGGGTATACTGGTAATTGTAGGACGTGCAGCCCTCCAACTTGCCGCTGTTGCTCTTTGTCCAGTGGCGCAGCCGCCACGCAGACAAAGCAAACTGCTGATCGCAGTCGTTCCACAGTCCTTCGTATGTGGTAGTTTTACGGGCCAGAGGGATGCCAGCGTTGGCGCTGACCCAGACCATGGGCGGCTTGCCGATGCCGCTTGTCATGCCGCCCTTCGCGTTCAGACCGCCGCAGTAGGCGGGATGCCATGTCATAACGCGCATCGTGCCATCGGGGGCCACATCGCCAGCCATCGGCACATAGCCGTTGCCGGGATAGGTGCGCCAACTGTTATACATATAGCTGGCATCTTCCCACTCTTTCAGACACAGCGCCAAAGAGAAGCAGTAGACGGGGGCGGTTTCGCCCGTGATGTCAAACTCACGTTCGCCCTCAAGCGCAAGGATGTTCATAGTGCCGTCGGCAAGGCTCAAAGCATTGCCGCGAATGTACCATGTCATCAAATCTTCTTCGGCCCAGTCGGTCACGTCGGTGTTGGCATCGGTCACAAGCGGCGCGGCGGCGCGGCCATCCGCCAGATCGTTCAGCGGCGTGCCCGTGTAGTCGGAAGAAACCGTGTCCAGATAGAAGCGCAGCGTGTAGGCCAGTTTGTACCCAGCTTTTGCCATCATGACAAAGAAGCGGCACAGGCGGTCATACTTCGATGCGCCCCCGGTGGCGCTCAACGGCCACCAAAGCCAAAACACTTTTGTAGTGTTCGTGCCGTCCAGCAGTGCGCCAAAACTCGCATCAATGAATTCGGCGCTTGCGTTGCCTGCCGCAATCGCGGCCAGCAATTCCGTCTGCTGCGACATAAGATCGCGCATTTCTTTACCTGTGTCATCGGTAAAAGGAAAACATACAGGGTTCATGCTTTATACCTCGCTTTCATCGTTTACGAAAAATGCAAATCTGCCGTCGCTGGTATAGCCGAAAGAATACTTTGCCGCGCCCGCATAGCCTGCCGCTTCGTCGGCGTAGGTCTTGGCCTGCTGCATCAGCTTGTCCGCAGCGTCCTTGCTCTGGGCGGCCTGCGTGGCCTGCTGGGTGGCGGCTTCTTGGGATTTCTTTGCAACGTCGCGGGCGGCGACGGATGTCGCTGCCGCATCGGATGCTTCCCGTGCGCTGTCAACGATGGAATCAACAGCTTCAAGGGCGGTTTTTTTGCCCTGTTCCACCTGTTCAGCAGCGTTTTTCACTTCGGCGGTGGCATCGGCGGTGACTTTGGCATTGTTGGCAACCTGTGCAGCCATAGACTGTAAGTGTGCCACAAGATCAGTGCCGCCGATGTCCTCAATGGGGGCTTCGGCGTTTTCCTTGGCAATGCCCGTGCCCATTTCACTGTGCCATTCATGCAGAGACACGCCGCTGTCATCAACTTCGATACCGCACACATTGAAATGCAGCTTGCCTTTGCGCGCCATTGCGGCGGGGCTGGGTGTCCAGTCCATTTCAATGCAACCATCAGATGTAAGCGTGGTGATGTCGATTGGGTCGGAGAACGGCCCGCCGCCGCCATTGTTACCAACGACGCGCCAAACAAAATTTTTGGACAGGTCAAGGCCGCTGGCGGTTACATGGCCGTTGATGCGGATGTGCTTTGTTTCAACGTTTTTATCTCCGGCAACGCCGAACAATTCCTGCCCGGTGGGAATTGTGATTGCACGGGTCAAGACATCAATCGTGATAAGTTCTGCCATGGTTCATCCCTTTCTTAGTAATACAGCAGGGTGATATTTCGTATAGGAGCGCCGCCCTGTCGGTTTGCGACATATATAGTGTTTCCCACAATACGAATGCTATCTACGATGTTGCTGCTTCCGTCGCCGGAACCGCCGTCAAGCGACGCGACACCGACAAGCGTTCCACCTGTCAACGTATAGTGCCACTCCATTGCGGGGTATTCGTGCGGCCAGTTTGAAACGGTCATGGTGATCGTCTTTAAGGGCTTGGCAACTACGCTGCCGCCGCCACTGTGCTTTCCGGCTGGCACCGTGATAGACCCGCCCGGCGTAAGCGTTGCGCCCCAATCGCCGTTGTCGGCCATCTGGCCCCCTTGCTTACTTTTTGCGTCGGTGTTGTAGAACGTTTTTCCTGCCAGTACATCGGCGGCGGTAGCGCTACCGGACAGGACAAGACTGCCCCTCTTTTTGTTTTTCGGGTCAGTGGTATAAAATTCCTTCCCGCTGAGCACATCGCTTGCATCAGCATTGCCGGACAGAACCAGTGTGCCGCCGATGCGCAAGCCCTCTTTGCTTGTCATGGTGTACCCGGCCATCAATTCAGCTTTGCCCGCCGTGCCGAACTCCGTCATTTTGGCGCGGGCTTCGGGGGCATTTCTCGCGTCGTCGGCGTGGTAGTAGCCTTCGGGCAGATCACGGATTGCTATATAGTCGGTTCCGGCTCCCACGCTCCCGCCGTACTGGTTTTGCCCGCGGTCAGGCATGGTTCCTTTTTTCAGCGTTTTGTTGCCCGCATAGTACGGAACGCCCGCCAGCACTTGACCGGTCTTGGCGGTGGCCTGTGCCAGCCTCCCAAGGGATAACCCACCGCCGCCGCTAAAATTTAGCTGGGTTCCGTCGTAAGAAAACAGTACCCAGCGGCCCGCAACGATTGTGTCGCCGTCCACGGTATCCGCGCCGCAGTAGGCGGGAACGCTCTTGCCGTTTACCGTCCATGTGTCGCCGCTGGCCCACGCCGCAGGGACTTTGAAACGGCCAAAACCGCCGTGTCCTGTCAGCGCGTAGACCTTGCCGCTTTTGGTACACTTGTAAATCTGCGCTGTGACATCTACACCGCTGCCGTTCGGGTCGTACTGCGCTTTTGTCATGACTGCTGTGCCAGCGTTCAACTGGTTCAGTTCCGAACTTACAGCAGCAATCATTTCATCGACTGCCGCCTGCATGACGGATGTACCGATGCCCGCAAACTTACAGTAGACATACCCGCACAGATCAGCGTCGGCACGACGGTCTGTAATCATAGATGCCGTGATGGCGGTAGCGCCTGCGGGAATCCGCACATGATACAGGCACAGATCGTATGCGTCGGCATCACGGGTGCAGGCGGGGGCCGTCGGATTGATGGCAGGCGTACCGGGAACGACAACTGCGTGAATATCGCGTGAATTGACATCCCGCCGCAGCATGACCGCATCAATGCGCGCAAGCGTGCCGTCAGCATAACCGAAAGTAAGCGTCAAGGGGCTGTCGTTCTGGTAGTGGTATCCGTTCACCAGAGCGCGGCCCGCGCCCAGCGCGGCGGTCATAGCGCCTGCCGGGGCAAGCGTCAAATCGTCGTTTTGGCACACGCCGGAATGAAACAGCGCGTCGGTGATCGCGGCAATGTGGGCTGTTTTGTACTTCCTGTCGCCGCCTGACGACGGAAAAAAGCCGCTCCATTCTCCCATTTAGATGTCCTCCAAATTCAAAGTTTCGGATTTTGTTTTGCCCGTCACCGGGTAGATCGTGACACTGCCTTTTTCATAGACTTCTTCAACCTCGGTAACACGTTCGTTCATGGTGATGCCAATACTGGAATCGCCTGTTGTAACGATGTCGCCCAAGTCCCAATCCTGCATATAGGCGAAGTTCTCAATGTTCACGGCAGTGCCCGTGAAAGATTTCGTTTTGATGTGGTCGAACAGGCCCCAACCACATTGTGTTTTCAGCTCGTTCAGATAGGCCGCTTCGGTTTTGTCATCGGGCGTGATGCTGGACGCATCCACAAAGCAGACGCGCTTGCGCCCGCCGTTGGAACGGTCAATACAGGCAACCTTGCCATCACTGCCGCGCGCATAGGCCACGTTGCAGTAGTCGGATTCGTCAAAACTGTATTCCGGGTCGATGAAATTCTGAAATTCATCGGTGAAATACACAATGTTGTTGTCGGCCTGATTGGCACTGCGGTCTGTGCCCTCATACACTTGGAAAGTGAACTGCTGGTTTTCGGAAAATAACAGGCGGAAGCCCAGTCCGTAGGCTTTGGCAACGGCTGTCATGGCTTTCAGCGTGTTCTTGAAGTCCAACTGAATCGTGATTTCTGCGCCGCTGGGTAGTGCCGTTTTGTCAACGACCAGTTCAGGTACGGATTCGCGGGCATCTTCGGCCAACTGGCAAAGGATTTCGGCAGGCGTGCCCGTGAATGATTTTGTTCCGATGACGTAGGCCATCGAAAAATAGATTTCAAGCATCCGCCCCTTGGCGGTGATCTCGCCGCCCTTAATTGAAACGCCCATAATGCGGGCGGATTCGGTGTAACCTACCCTGCGCAGGATAACGCCCGCTTTGATGGCGGCAAGGTTTTCTTTGGTAGCGGGCAGATGCAGTTCAACTTCTCCGGCAGTCCAATACTGTCGCCGCCAGCGCAGGGATGTGTAGAAGTCAATGGTTCCGATAAATTCGCCGTTTTCGCGGTAGGCATACAGTTCCATAGGCTACACCCCCCAGAATACCGGTGTGCTGGACATAACAACATCCAAATTGTCAACGCCGCTTTCCGCATCATAACGGAACACATTGCTGCCGGGTTCGACCTGCAACCATGTTGAACCGAATACCCACATGTTATTTGCGCCTTTTTCCACGCCGTCCGATTTTAGCATGATTCGTTTGTTTTTGAATCCTGTCGTGACGGTCAGGACATCGCCCGCGTGCATCTGACAGCGGATTTTGAATCCCTTTTGACTACGCACTTCAAACAAGCTGGGGTTCGTCACGGTTCCTGTTGCAATGAATTGCACTGTCAAACCGCGCGCAACATTACTTGCATTCTCAACGGCAACAGCCAAGTTGGCACGCTTTGTTGTCATTTCAAATTCTTCGGCAGGCAGTTCAAGCACATCATCGGGAAATTCAATCAGGCCGTCCCACACCGCCATTTCAACGCGGTCATCGGTCACAGCTTTAAATTTCGGGTCTGGGCACACCAAACTGATCGTGACTTTGCGCTGTTGGCCCGTGGGGTCAACATGGACAAATTCGGGCTTGTAGTCGATTTTGCGGGTGATGCCCTCATCGGTCACGTACAGCGTGCCCGTGGAGCCGCGCGGAAAGTAACTGTACAGTTTTTCCCGCATAGAACGGATGTTATCCTTTAGCCAGCAGTAAATTACAATGTTGCGCTTCGTGGCCGTGCTGGACTTGTAGTGCTCGCCGTCCTGATCGTTGCCCTTTTCTGTATCAACGTCAAAGTCGGAACTTGTCAGACCGTCCACAGCGTCCAGCCAGAGCGGCCAGCGGAAGCCGACTGTAATTTTCTCGCCGCTGCCGTTATCACAGACAAGCAGGAAATTTCGCACTGTCTCACCCCTTTATTTTGGAAATCAGATCGCGGGTTGCAACACGGGTCGCCCGTGCCGTCTCTGCGGGGGATACCGGGTCGGGGCTTGTCACATTGATGGTCTGGTTGTAGTTGATGGTTTTCGTGGTAGGAACAGGGGCCGCGCCTGCGCCTGCAAGCTGCGGGCCGTTTACCATGATCGCCATTCCTGCGGTGATGCCGTCAAGGGTCTTTTGCAAGTACGGCATAGCGCTGCGCATTGCGTCGGCGTAACCGTGGATGAAGTCCACAGGCCACTTTTCGTAATCACGCAGCGGCCCTTCGTCCGGGCGGGAAAAATGCAGCAGACTGCGGATGTCATCGGCAAGGCCGCGCACATTGTCCACAACAGCACTTGCCGCATTGGCGATGCCCTTTGCAAATCCGTTGATGAAATCCTTGCCCCATCCAAGCGCCTTTTCGGGCAATTCCTTGATGAAGTCCACAGCCTTGTTGATGCAGCCTGTAGCAGCACTGTAGACTGTGCCGGCCATGCCCTTAATTGCATCGGCCATGCGCTGGAACATCGTGCGGCCCAGCGTTGCCAGCGTGGACGGCAGAGCGCGGAAGAAATCAAGAATGCCGTTCCAGATGGTTTGAACATTGGTGCTAATCGTCTGGCACAAGCCGGAAACGGTGGTAAGGAATCCGTTCCACGCGGTAGAAATCCCCGTGCCGATGGCGGTCATGGTGGACGACAGGAACGATTTGATGCCATTCCATGCCGCCTTTACGCCTGCCGCTATTGCGTTGCCTGTGGCAATGATGGCAGACAGAATTGCGTTCCAAGCGACAGGCACGAATGCTGTGATCGCGTCCATGACGCTGCTGACGGTTTGCTGAATACCCGTCCAGATAGTTTGAACGGTGGTGCTGATTGTCTGGCATACCGTGCTTATGATAAGCAGCAGGCCGTTCCATGCGGCAGTTATACCGCTGACAAGCGCGGTGACGATGCCTTCCACAACAGCCTTGATGCCGTTCCAGATGTCGGATATGGCCGTAGACAGCAAAGACAGGATGTTGGAAATGTCGCTGCCCAGCATATTAAAATCGCCGGTGATAAGATCGCAGATCACAAGCACAATGCCCAGCACCGTTGTTTTGATGACATTCCAGATATTTGTAAAAATCTGCACAATGCCATTGAAAGCGGTTGTCACGCCGCCGCCAATGACAGCCCAGACCGCTTGCAGGCCGCTGGCAATGCCGTTTGCAACGGTGGTTACGACATTCTTGATACCGTTCCAGATCGTGGAAAATACCGCTTGCAGGCCGCTGAATGCGGCAGTGGCGGCGCTTGTGATGCCCGTCCACGCGGTTTGCAGGCCCGTAGCAATGGCCGTTGTCACGGTGTTCACTGCGGTCTGGATGCCGTTCCATGCGTTTGTGATCGCGTCCTGTATCGCGGTCATGGTATTCTGTATGGTGCTTACTATGGCATCCCATGCAGTTTGTACGCCGCTCTTGATACCATCCCACGCGGCAGAAAGGCCCGCTTGCATGGCCGCAAGCACGCTTTGCACGGTGGAAACCGCAGTCGAAACAGCCCCCTTGATGCCATCCCACAGCCCAATCCAGAAATTGCGGAACGCTTCGGATTTGTTCCAGAGGGCGACAAACACGGCAACCAGTGCCACAATGCCCGCCACGACCAGCACAAACGGGTTTGTGGCCAGCAGACTGAACAGACCGGAAACAGCGCCCTTGACTTTCGCAACGGTAGAAACGATTTTCGGGGCCGCTTTCAGTATCCCGCCGATGCTGGATGTCAGATTGCCAATAAATATCAGCACAGGCCCCAGCACAGCCACAATACGGCCAATCGTCAGGATGACATTCTTTGCGGTATCGTCAAGGCTGTTGAATTTCTGTACCAGTCCGGATGCGGCCTGTATCATCTGCGTGATGCTCGGCAGCAGCGTGCCCATCAAGTCGATAAGGGCGTTTTTGGCTTCGTTCAGTGCCTTGGCAAATTTCTGGTTGGTGGTGTCGGTGACTTTCTGGAATGCTTCATCTGTTGCCTTGCCGCAATCCTGCATCTGGGTAAGGATTTCGTTGTAATCTGCGCCGCTGTTGCGGGCAAGCACCATTGCGGCAGAACCGGCTTCGACACTGCCGAACATGTCTTTCAGCGTCTTGCCATCCTTGGCGGCGGCATCAGAAAGCATATTCAGAATGTCGGATGTAGAGTTGCCCTCGGCTTTCAGATCTGCAAAGCCCTTACCCGTCAGTTCGCGCAGGGCCTTGTCCGTGATGCTGCCGGACTTTGTAAGTTCGTTCAGCATGGATTTTAAGTAAGTGCCGGATTCTGCGGTGGCAATGCCGTTCTTGGTAAGCAGGGCGTAGGCAGACGAAAGTTCGGTCATGTCGTAGTTGGCCGCAGCGGCCACGGGAATGACCTTGCCCATGCTGGACGCAAGTTCGTCAACGGTGGTTTTGCCCAAATTCTGCGTGGTAATCAGCAAATCGCTGATCTTGGTTGCATCCTCTGCTTTCAGCTGATAGCCATTGATGGCTGTTGTCATAACATCAACGGCTTTTGCGGCATCAGTAAAGCCGCCCTTTGCCAATTTGACCGCCGATGTGGTGAAATCAATAGCATCGGCAGCGTCCACACCGGCAGAAATAGCGCTGTACACAGCTTCGGAAAAATCGTTGACGGAAACGCCCGTTTCATTGCTGGCGGTCATGATGTCGGCCTTGTACGCTTCAAAGTCGGCGGACGATGCGTCCAACAGGGTGCTGACCTTGGCGAAAGCATCTTCAAAGTCTGCGGCCAGCTTCAAGCCGACACCGCCAACACCTGCCACGGCGGCAGAGACAGGGGCAACGGCCTTGCCGACGGCAGATATACCGTCGCCCACTTTCTGCATCTTATCGCCCACAGCGGCCAGTTTTTGGGCGGCTGTGTTTGACTTGTTGTAAGCATCGGTCAGACTGTCGATATTCTGCTTTGTCGCTTCGATTTCACGGCACAGTTTGCGGTATTCCTCTTGGTTTACCTCTGTGCCGCTTTTCATGTCAGCGTCGGCCTGTTGCTTTGCCTGCTGCAACGCAACTAATTTATCTTTGCTTTCGGCAATTTGCTTACTTAAAAGTTGTTGCTTTTGCGCGAGAAGTTCTGTATTGCCGGGGTCAAGTTTCAGCAGACGGGTAACATCTTTCAATTCGTTTTTTATCGCGTTTATGGGCTTGTTCAGTTTTGCAAGTCCCTTTTCGAGACCGACTGTATTACCGTCGATTTCAAGGGTCAAGCCCTTTACTTTTGCGGCCAAATAGAGCCGCCTCCTTTCCGTGCGGCTCCATTCAGCCCTTAGTGCAGACCATTTACTGCACCGTTAATATTGCCCCTGCAAATAATGTGTGCTATCCTTGTAGGCAAAGGGGGCATTTGCCATGACAAAACAGCAGTATAAAATTTTCACCGCCGTTCGGAAGTACAAGAAACTGGGTAAGGTCTTGGAAGTAACAAAAGTAGGCGACTACATCAAACTGCAAGAAACCGTTGGTGCAGATATGCTTGACTTTTCCGATGTCAAATACGATGATGACACAGATGTGACGCTGTCTACGAAAGCAACAGATGAATACGAAAGTCGAAAAAAGGACAATATCGACAAAGCAGTTACAAATCTTATTGCTGGTTATGGCGCTATAGTAGCAACTATTTCGCTGCTAATGTCACTATCAAGATTGTGTTGATAACTGCGGTATACACAGAAAGCCAAAAGCCGGGAATGTCGGACAGTCTCCGAAGAAGCTGCACGGCGCTCTTGAAGCGTTTCATAATCTTCACCTCACCCAAAGAATTTGTCGATGTCTGCCTGCGTCGCTTTCAGCGGCCACTTGTAGTCATCGTTTTCCCGTTCAATCGCCATGTCGTTTACCATGCCGACGGTCAGCAGATCAAGATCGCGCAGAGCAATGCCCATCTGCACGCAGCGCAGTAAAAACAGCGGCGTTGTCATTTCGCGGGTGCTTACCCTTGTTTTTTTTTCGGCTTTGCCGTTGTCTGCGTGTTCAGATTCCACAGCGAAACGATTTCGGGAAGAATCTGATAGATGTCGAATGTCTCGAACTGGTCAAGCCAATCTTCAACAGTGTCGGGGACGGCATCTTTATCCGCGTGTTTTGCCATAATATAGGCCACGCTTTCAAAAAATGTCAGATCCGTCACATCCATCTGCTCATCTTCCGTTGTCGCTTTGTCATAAGCGCGAGACAGGCGGGCGATGTCACTCATAATGTCACGCCCAAACTTGATACGGTACAGGCGCGGCACGGCAGCAGTGGCACGCAGGCGGACTTCTTTGCCGTCGATGTTGATGGTTTTTTCCATGTGTATGATCTCCTGTATACAGGGTGTTCCGGTGGAACACTTTAGGTTGCATCAGTGGGCAGGGTAACGCTTGTGTACCAGCCGTTCAGCGTGGCGGGGGTGGCATCGTCTGCCGTGTGGGCCTTGATCGTACCGTCAGCCATCGGGGACACGGTGATGGTGGAAGTCTGGGTGTCGGGGTCGGTGGTTTCGCTCTTGGTGTTGGCGTTGATACCGGGGCGGGTTGCCGAACAGTTGTAAAGCACATACTTGCGCCCGGTTGTGTCGCCGTCCACCTCAAACAGCAGGGCGAAGCTGGCGGGCTGGACGTTGGCATTCTCGACAATCAGGCCGTTTTTGCTTTTCGTCATGCCCCAGATGTCAAGCATCATCTGTTCGGGGAACATAGCGACTTCAAAATCGCCGGAATAGCCGTTGTTGCTCTGGCAGACGTAGTACACAATGCCGTCCGCGTAGAACTTCGTAACTTCGCCCTCGGCATCCAGAGACAGCGACACACTGCCGGGGATGGCAACAGGGGTGTCGAAGGTGATCGTGCCATCTTCGCCAGTCACTTTGTGCTTGGCGTAGCGCGCGTTTTTGAGATTGAAAAGCACTTTATCTTTAGACATTTTTACACCTCAATTTCATAGATGACATAGAACATCTGTTCTTCGTCAATGTAGATTTCATCGGACTTGCTGTAAAAGATGCCCGCCGCCGTCAGCGCTTTTTCAAGCGCCGCTTCGGTATCGGGGTCTTTTTCGGCTGTGTACAGTTCAAGGGCATAGAGGGTCTTTTTGGCGTACACAATGCCATCTGCCGCAAAGGGATTGTCGCGCTCAAAATAGAACACGCCGAACGGCAGATCATGGCCGTTTTTCCATGCGCGGTATGCAAACGGAATACCGCTGCTGTCCAGTACCGTTTTTAATTCAGCCTGCGTCAACCGCAATACCTCCGTTTCAATTTTTTGTTGCATATATCGTGCATTTCTGCTATGCTGGTAATAAATAAATGCGAAAGGGTGTTCACTATGCGGCAATGTAAACGGTGCGGGCGAAAAGGATTGTTTTTCTTTATGACGAAAGATTCCCTGTGCATGAAGTGTAATAGAGAAGTCGAGCGTCAAAAAAAAGAAGAAGAAAAGGCGCTTAAAATAAAGATGCAGGAAATGGCAGAAAAGCGCCGCGCAGAGGAAGAAGCAGAACGGCAGAAACACACTGCATTACGAAAAGAAGAATGGAACCAGCGCCGCGCAGGCATCGCAGCTTTCGATGATGTGCCGCGCGTTCAGATAGGCACAGACGGGAAAAAGCAAAAGGCACAGACCGTTTCTTTCTTGAAAGAACTTACTTATTCTCGTGTTACGGCAAAGAGCGACCCCGCAAAATTCGGTGATTTTGTCGTTTTGGACACCGAAACAACGGGATTATCCTGCACAAAGGATGCTGTGCTGGAAGTTGCGGCAATCAAAGTAAAGAATTACAAATTTGTTGAGGTATTCCATACAATGATTACCCCCCCCCCGCAGAAACTTTCAACGGATTCTGCGCGTGAAGCAATGTCTGTCAATGGCATAACACCAGAAATGTTAGAGGGTGCGCCGATGCTGTACCAGATCATCCCGTCACTGCAAGAGTTTATCGGGGATATGCCGCTTCTCGGTCACAATCTGGAATTTGATTTAAAATTCCTGTGCCGTGCGGGTTTGAATGTTACAGAGCCAAAACGAAAGTTCTTTGATACTTATGTAATGGCTGGGCGCTCGCTCAAAAAGCCAAAGTGGGAGTATGACAAGGAAATTGGTGCATACGCTCCCAACTATGACAAAAACTACGATGTCGAGAATTACAAGTTGGAAACACTGTGTAATTATTTCGGCATTGACAGAATGGATGCTCACCGTGCGTTGGGGGACTGTGTAGACACTGCGCAGCTATTCCGCGCTTTTATCGAAGAAAAAGTTGAAATATACGGTGCGCATTTTTAACGCTTGAAGCGTTGTACGACCTCTTGCGTTATCATCCCTTCAAGTTTTCGTTCCTCTGGTTCAACATGCGGCAGGGCTTTGGTTCTGCCGCCATTTTTCTTTGCGTGCCCATGTTCCAGCAGATGAACAAGGCCGGGTTTCTTTTTGTTGTGAATCGCAACGCGGATTGTCGAATTGCTTTCATACAGCACAGAAACATCCCAGCCCGTGCGATAGTGACCGCCCTTCGTTCCTTTCTTGTGCCGTCTGTACGGACTTGTAACTTTTAAATCCGCCGCAGCCGTTTTTGCACATTCAAGGCAGGCAGCTTTCATATCATCTGCCACTTCCTGCTTGTAGGTTTGCAGTTCCTTGACAATGACATCTGCCAGTTCGTCCGGCTTGACCTTAATCGTGCTGCTCATGTGATGCCCCTTTTGGTTGCCGCGTACAGTTCCAGCGTGTCAGGGTCAGCCTGATAGGTGCGGTAAATCAGCTTTCTTTTGCCGTCCACCATGGCGTATTTCTCGCCGCTGTAATCCCACGGGTGCAGCACGAATTTCTGTACATTGCTGAACCCGTGGGAACCGGCGGTAAAGGATTCTTCCCGGCTCACGCTCTTAATGTCGCCGTACACCGTCACACGGCCCGTCTCGGTTTCGGTCTGCCTGCCGATTTCATCGGTGCCGGAATCGTCCGTTGTAATCAGAATAATTTCATCACTGAAATACACGGGTCAATCCTCCAAATACTCCCCCGACAGGCTCAAACTGACCGCAAGGCTTTCATAGCTTTTCTGGAATTTGTCGGCATCGCTGCCGCCGTATCCGAAATTTGCCTTGCAGTACATTTTGACGGCCTGCTTGATAAGCGGGTCATTGTCTGCCGCCTTGATGCCGCGCCGCCGCAAGTCCTGCTTGGCCGCGTCAATCAACCCTTGCAGTTCCGCATCGAACGCGGTATTGTCGCTGCGGATGCGCAGCCATTGTTTCACAAGGTCAAGCACGATTTACACCTCGCAGGTTAAGAGCCGACGACCTTTGCGGTTTCGCCCTTCTTGATGATGATGACGCCGTTCGGGTCAAGCAGCTTGCCATCGCAGATGTGCAGCACCTTGGTTTTGACGGTGTTATCGTCGTGATCCATCCACTTGACGGCGGCAAACTGACCGTTGCTGTTCTCGGCGTAGTCACTGGGGTTGAAGTACACGGCAATGACATCATCCTTGGCGGCGGCATCGAAGTTGGCGATGATGTCATCCTCGACGGTCTCCACAGGTTTGCCGCAGAAGCGGTACGTCTCTCCGCCGTCGATGCCGTAGTTCACGCGGCCAATAGGCTGACCATTCTTATCGACCATGCCGTCAATGTAGCCGTCAAACGTGCCCTGCGCCATGACAAACTCACCCTTGCGGTACGCCTTGGGAATCTTGGCGATGACCTTCTTGTGCCATGCGGAATAGTCGCCGATCTCATCAGGGGAAAGAACGACAACATTCTTGGTGGGCACGCGGCTGTCCTTGGTGATGCCACGGAACTGCCCGCTGCCGGTACCGGAAATGATAGCCTTTTCCTTGGCGGCAACGATAGCTTCCACGGCCAGCGGCACAAACATCTGCTGGAACTCGTCAAAAGTGACGACGGACGCAAGCAGGGTCTGTGCGATTTTGCATTCCAGACCGTAGTAGCTGAAGGAAACCTTCGTGTTGGCGGTCAGCTTCTGATCGTCGCTGGACTTGCTCTCACCAATCCAGTTGGCGGTAGGCTTTAAGGTCAGAATCGGGAACTCGACACCGCCCTGCACGTTCAGCTTGCGGATTTTGGCGTACAGGTTGCCGTAGGACTTCATCTCGCGGATGATCTCGCGGGTGATCGTGGTGGGGATGACCGCGCCCGCATCGGTGGTGGTCGTGGTAGCGGCCACATTCAGCATCGGGGCCACGCTGGCGCGCAGATCGGCGGGAATCTCCGTGCCACGGCAGACGAAGTTCATGAACGCGGTGCGGTACTCGTTCGTCTCGCTGGGGTCGGTGTGGGCGGTCTGGCCGCCGAAGTTGTTGATCGTGACCATCTGCGGGGCGGTGTTGGTCTGGGCGGGGGTCACATCGGGCAGGTTGTAGCTGCGGTTGCCGTTTTCCAGCGCGGCCAGATTCGCGCGGGCCTGCGCGGCAGCTTCATAATCCGCGTCAAGCTGGTTGATCTCATCGCGGCAGCGGTTGGAAGTCTCGATGTCGCCCGCGTCGATGGCGGCGCGCATATCGTTCAGCAGTTTGGTGCGCTGGGCATTGTACTGTTCTTTCGTCATCATGTTAGACAGCTCCTTTTTTGATAAGATTTTCATAATCGGTTTTGGCCTGCGCCAAAGCGGCGGCGTTCTGATCGCGGAACATGGCAAGCGTCTTTTGCACGACGCTTTCGGGCAGCAGTCCGGGCACGTCGGCGGCGACAAGGTCGCCGCCCATGACTTCATCCACAAGGCCAAGTTCCACGGCGCGGCGGGCATCAGCCCATGTTTCCGCGTCCATCATGGCGCGGATTTCATCGCGGGTCTTCCCGGTTTTTCGCATATAGGCGTTGGCAAGGGCATCACAGGCAATGTCAAGCCGATCTCCTGCGCGGTGCAGTGCGCGGTAGTCTCCGTCGGCGCTGCTATACACATTATGAATCATTATCTGACCCACAGGGGAAATCATGCTGTGCCCGGCCATTGCAATGACGCTGGCAGCGCTGGCGGCGTAGATGATCTTGATGTTGACCTCGCCGGAATACTCGCACAGGGCCGTGTAGATGTCGTTTCCGGCATTGACGTAACCGCCGCCGGAATTGATATACACTTCAATGGGCTGGCCGTTTGCGGCGGCAAGGGCATCTGCAACATCTTTCGGCGTGGTGGATTCCATGTCAAACCAGTCGTAGACGTGCTTATAATCCTGCGGGATAATCACGCCTTTTATGTTTACTCTCATTCGTTTTCACCTCCCGACTTCGTTTGTTTTACGGGCGCAGTGTCAAGGCGGCGGATGGGTTCGTCACCGCCTGCCACAGGGGCAAGGCCAAAGACAGCGCGCCACTCGTTGGGCAGCATAGCGCCACGGTCAACCATGGATTCAAGGGAAAGTTTCGTGCTCATGCTGGCGTATTGCAGATTTGAACTTTCCAGATACAGCTTGTTTCCGAAAGCGCGCTGCCGACGGTTCCACAGCTTGCGGGTGTGTTCGGCGGCGATTTGCAGCAGATCGGGTTCAACTTGGGCTTCGTAGTAGCTTATCCACTCATTTTCCGAAAAAGAGGATCTCACGATTTTTTCGTTTGTGTTGAAGAAGCTGTACAGCCGCGTGATGTTGTTTTGACTTTGCAGGGCGTTTGGCACATAGTCGTGCGGTTCCAACTGCACGGCATCGGCCTTTACGTCCGTACCTGCAACGCCCGTGCTGTTGTTGTTATCAAGGAAAGCATCGGCAAAGTCCTTTGTCTGCTTCTTGATGTCCTCCGGGCGCATACCGCTGGATGTGAATTTCAGCAGCCATCGGATGACCGCGCCGTTGCGAACAGCGTTGATGATGCTGCGGTCAGTCGTGCCGATGACTTCCATGACGCTTTGAAGCGCAGGGCCGGGCGGCGTGCCGAACACATCATTTTCGTTGTAATCGTTGCGCAGATGGATAACATCGGTATAGGCAAATGTCCATGTGCTGCCGTTCGGCAACCAGAATTGCAGCAGCAGTTCGCCCGCTTTGTTATAGAGGGCCTGCACACTGCTGGCGACGATGGGAAACAGCGCCACAGGATAGCCGTTATCATCGCGCTGGATAAGCGCAAACGCATTGTTGTTCAAGATCAACTGCGTTTCCATTCTCTCCGCGTACATCTGCCACGTCATGTACTGGTTCGGTTCTTCCAGCAGCAGGCGGATGTACGGGTCGGGGTTTGTCTGCGTGTTGGTCTTGCCGTCGGGGCCTATGGTCGTTCGGATGTGGCGCGGCGTGGCCTTGCCCACCGCCTTGATCTTTGGGCGGATGCAGGCGCGCACGATGTCGCTTTTGTACAGGTTGCCGTCGTAGACATACAGGCCGTTGCCCGTCTCTGTTACCATCTTGACTTGTGCTGCGGTGGGACTGCGGGCGACAGCCGCGCGCAACCGTTGAAAAATTCCCATGTGGGCATCCTCCGATCAAATCATAGTTTTGTAATCATCCTGTCTGTCTTGGAATACTACGAAAGCATCCAGCAGAGCGGCCAGACCGTCAATGCGCTTGCGCGCCTTGCTGGTCTTATTCGGCTTGATGTTGCCGTTTTTATCTTCCACAATGCCCGTGTTGGCAAGGCACCATTTCAAGACGGGGTTATTGTTGTAAATGATAAGTTTGCTATCAAAATCAGCGCCTAATTGCTTCATAGGCAGCGATAGCGTTTTCATGGTCTGCTGCACAGGCACGAACACGCCCTTGCCGAAGGTGTCCTGCATCTCGTCTACCCAATAGCTCGCAGACCATGCGTCATAGCCGCCACAATAGATATAGCAGTCAAGTTCGTTTTGCACTTCAAGGAACCATTCCGTGACATCTTTCTGCCGGACTTTGTTGCCCTCACAGGTGCGCAGATAGCCTTGTTCTTTCCACAGGTCGTAGGGAATACGATCTTCCCGCACGCGGCGTTCAAGCAGTTCTTCGGGCAACCAGAACATACACAGGACATAGATGTGCGGGTCGCCCGGAACCATGAATATGACGACGGCGGCGGTAAGGTCGGTTGTGCTGGAAAAGTCCGCGCCGCCGATGCCATACCGTGGCCGAAGCTGGCGCACATCGAATGTGGCGGTGTTGTTAAGCTGCTCAAAAGTCAGCCATGCTTCGCCGATGGTTTCGGGAATGTTGAAATCCTTGCAAAGCAGGTTCTTCACAAGTTTCGGGTTTGCAATGGCTTTCTGCACTTTGGCCCGCAACTGTTCCACGGACTTAATTGTGCCCAAACCGGGGTTTGCCTTGGCCCAGCAGCTTTCGTCTGTCCATTCCTTTCGGCTGTCCAGTTCGTAGACGATGGGAAGGAAGTGTTCGTTTTTATAGCCGTTATCGTCGTAAAAACCGTTTATGACATTTTCGGCTTCCTGATACAGATCATCGTACAGACCTTCGCGCACCGTGCCTGCCGTCGTGGTTTCAAAGATCATCGGCTGTTCACGGGCGGTCACGCCGTCAACAATAACGTCATACAGGGCGCGCATAGGCGGTGCCCATGCGTGAATTTCGTCCAGCAGACCGCCGTGAACATTTAAACCATCCTGCGTGTCGCTGTCGTGGCCTAGGGGCTTGTACACGCTGTCGTTGAAGTCGGAAACCATTTCAGCGACAAGCGGCTTGATTTTGCCGTTCGGTGTTTTGCGCGTCCAGTGCAGCACAGGTGACTTGCAGACCATGCGGCGGGCTTCCTGCCAGATGATCTTTGCCTGATCTTTTTTGGTGGCGACGGCGTAGATTTCCGCGCCGGGTTCACCGTCTGCAACCATCAAATACAGGCCGATGGCCGCAGACAATGTTGACTTGCCGTTTTTACGGGCGACAACAAGCAGGACTTCCCGATACTTTCGCGTGCCGTCAATGACATGAACGAAGCCGAACATGGCGGCGACAAGCGCTTTCTGCCACAGTTCAAGGATGAACGGCTTGCCGCCCGCTTTGCCTTTGCTATGGCGGCAGTAGTTTTCTATAAACTCAATGGCATGGTTGGCGCGCTTGGCCTTATAGACATAATCGCCGCAGCCGTTGACGACATCCTGCGCAAGTTTGCGGTAGACGGTGGCAACCTTTTTGCTGACGGTAATCTGTCCGTTTTCGATGGCAGCGTTATATTCAAGTATCGGGTTGTAGGTCAGTGGGTAGCGAATCAATCCGCATCACGTCCTGCAACGAAGCTGTCAAACTGATCGCCCGCGTCGTTTGTGGGCGGCGGCGCGGTGGCCTTGGGCAGCAGATCGGTCAGCTTGGAAAGCAGCGTCGCATAATTTTTGATGGTGGTATTGTAGCTTTTCAGTGCGGGATTTTCGCGCAGCATGGATTGTTCACCCTGCACGAAGAAATCCAGTGGGCCGATTTCGTCGGCCTTATTCTTCAAGGTGTCCAGCATCCCGGACATCCAGATCAGTTCCGACACGACGTTGCTTGCAAGCGCGCGGCGTTCTTCCGGCACAGATTCAATCGTAGATTTCAATTCCTTTTCGGTCAGAATCCGAATCGGCTGGTTCTTCTTCCGTGCCATTGCACGCCCTCCCTTGCAAAAAAATATAGGGCCGCAAACCGCCGACATCCATCGACAGTTTACGGCCCCACTCGGCCCTTAGTGCAGACCATTTACTGCACCGCGCTTTTTTTCACTTTTCGCCGCACTTCCAAAACGATGATTTCACCGTTCTTTCGGCGCTTGATCTCGGCTGTGTTGCCATGTTCCAGTATGGCGCGCACAGCTTCAATTACATCGTCTGGCAACGTCCGTTCACCTCCGCCCGGATTCCTGCAAAACAGGAACAAATCTGTTTCATCTGTCAAGACCCCCCGGTCATGTGAAAATAACCTGTGTGTTCTTTGTGACTCACTCCCTCGGTTCTATGGCAAACCGGGCTAGGGCCTGCCTAGGGGGGAGTAGCACCGCTGGCGTTGGCCTTGTCCGCTGGCTGCGGCTGGCCGTTTTCGTCAAAGTAGTAAAGATTTCCACCGTCATTTTCAATTTTGTTGTGGCAATCGTGGCAGACATACAGGAAGTTCGCCGGATTCAAAGCAATGTCCGGGTCTGTGATGTTCTCCGGCGTCAGCCATACTTTGTGATGGACGATGTAGCCGGGCGCATCTCTGCATATCTGACACAAGCCGCCGTCAATGTTGACGCGGGAAGCGACGAACGCCGCGCGGCACTTGCGCCACTTTTTTGATTTGTAAAACGCTTTCGCAAATGCCTGTGCCACAGTTCACCGTTGGTGTTCCAGTAGAACACGAAGCAATCCGCCGGGGATTGTGTAGTAATAGAATAGTTACTGCTGTGTGATGTGTAGCGGAATCGAACCGCCGCGCTGTGCGCCATACCTTGCACACCATATAATCCCGGATTGCCCGCCGGGCCGGGTGTCGCCATAGAATAGGAGGAAGAAAGGCCGTCAGTGTTCCCAACTGACAATTCCACTATAGCACACTCGAAATCGCTTATCTGGCCAACATTATGAACAAACTGTAAACTTTAGCGCTTAGGGCTTGCATCTGGAATAAGGCCAGCTTCAAGGGCTAGTGTGTAGCAGTATTCGCGCTTGTAGCGGCGGAAAGTCTTTTCGCTGATATTCAAGTCGAACTGCCGCAGCAGAGTTGCGACGCTGGGTCTGCGCGGGTGCTTGACGTTCACCTTGATGGCAGCGGCCAGACGGTGCGCTTCGTCCTGCTGGCCCGCCGGGTATTTGTCGAAGATCATCTGTTCCGCAGTGCACAGGGCTGAAAGATACGGTTCCGTTTTGGCCCCCTGTACCAGCCCTGCGCAGACCTTGACGATACCGGGCGGCAGGGTGTAGCGGTTCATGGTTCACGCTCCTTGCACTCGTCATAATCTTCATCATCTGGAATTTCGTCGGGCAATTCCCAGAGTTCACATATTCCGTCCCCACGCTGGAACATCGGGTAATTATACATCCGGCTTTCCTGATTGGTGCATCCGGCTTTCCAGTATTTGCATCTTCCACAGCGCGGATAGTCGTTTATCAGCATGGTCACACCCCCAACTTAGCACCGCAATCAGCGCAGTAGTTCAGACGAAACGCCGACGCTCTAAATTCGGTGTCATTCATCATCGTTTACCTCTTTTTGTGGCGCAGGCAGTGGCCGCCAACGGGTGACATTCTGCAAAAGGCAATAATCACCCGTCCGCCATTCTTTCCTAATTGCATCGTAAAACCCAACTGTAACACCATATGGATCACAGCACACCTCTACACGCCTGTTGTGCGGTGGCTGTTCGGTGGCGGCTCTCCATGGTGGTTCTTTTATGATTGGCTCTCTTATGGCTATGGTGCGGGCGTGGGAGATTTCTTCAAGGATGTTCGCAGCATGGCAGGAATAGCATCTGTCAGGGCTGTCTTTGTATGTACAATAATAGCAGATTTTCCCTTTGATAGCTCTTTCAAGTTTATTTGCGTCGATCAGCCGTATCATTATTTTTCACCCTCTCGAAATAGAATTTGATGCTCTTTTCGTTCGGCAGGACATTCCCATAAACAACGCCGATTTTGAAGATATAGTTTTCTTGCAATTTTAGCGGAATTTCCGCAATATACCGTCGGAACGTTTCAAGGTCGTGGGCGCGTTTGTAATGGTTGCACATACGGCAGGACGGCATAAGGTTTTCAATGTCGTCCGTGCCGGAATCCTCTGGGTTCCACGCCCTCTGTGGCTTGAAGTGGTCTACCTGCATATCGTTGTAGGCGATGTGGCGGCCACAGTAAGCGCAATGACCGTCAAATTTCTTGTACACCGCAACGCGGGTCTTTTTGCTGATTGACACGGCTACACATCCCTTCTATCTTCGCAAAATTCTTTTGCTGGGCAAAAATGGCACTCTTCGACATGTTCAAGACAAGTAAAGCCAAAATATTTAACCATGTTTATTCTGTCCTGCGGGTCGCACCAGTCCATTTCGGTTTTTCCGGGTGTGTAGAATTGGTCAGCGCCGGGCTGACGGTGTACTTCAACATCCAGAAAGTCACTGCCCCAGAAATTTTCTGTTGCAAGTGCTGTCGTTTTGGCTTTTCCCGCTGTTTCCGCAAATACGATAGCGGTGGCATCGCCGTATTTTTGATGTACGTTCCATGCTTTCATTCTATGCCCTCCGTACCCGCCGGGGATTGTGTGACAGGCTCTTTCTTCTGCCAGTAACAGCAGCCATCATCGCCGTCCGTGAAGTCGGCACAATAGGGGCTTGCGCCGCAAAAGCATACGCCGTTGAAATCTTCCCAATACAGGCAGGTTTCACAGCGCAGGCGTTCAGATGGGGTTCTACTCATTTTTGTGTTCACCTCCGAAAATTACAACCATGCTTGGAAACGGGGCCGCGTTTTGACAACTGCCAAATTTCAAGCGACCTTTGATAA